CTTGCATAAGTATTCCAAGTCTTTCTTCATATTCCCACTTGTTTTGTTCTACCTGATCTTTGATTGATTTAAGTTCTTTCAAAGATTCAAACTCCGACTTAAAACTGTCTTCATCCTCATAGCCAAACGCGGCAAAGTAAGGTTTAGCGGCTTCTTCGCCACTACCGCCCGATGCTGCTGCCTCTGCTGCTTCTTGCGCTGCAATTTGTTCGGCTGTCAATTCCTCGTTCACGTTTTCATTATTTTCTGTACTCATAACTTATTTGATTTAAATTAAACTCTGCCCGTTATTTCATTGCCGTACATATTCTCCAAAGTAGCCTCTAAATTAATTTCATCAAGGGCTTGCTGTCCTTTAAGCAATTGAATCTTATAGTCGGCATCTTTTTCAAGCATCTTCAATTCTTTCTCCTTCTGAATCTCCATGTTCATCACCTCTCTATTCTTCATAATCTCAATTTGAGCAAGTTGAAGCGCAGTTTGGCGTTTAGCTTCTTCGGTAACAAGTGCGGATTGCTGTTGACCTTGAATAGTCTGTTGTTGCATTTGTGCCGCCCACTCTTGTTCTCTTTTTCTCGAAGCATTTTCTTCGGCTTGCATAAACCAAAGTGCCTCGTCAATATCATCGTTTTTAAGCAGTTGCCCTACTCTTTCTACACTTGAAGGCCTTAGCAGTACGCTTCCGTCTCTTGTAGCAATTTTGCTCATTTCAACGGCTCTTTGCATGATTAAGTCTTTCTCTTTTTCTGTTGGAAGTATTTTAGTGCTTATCCCAAGCTGATCTAAATTAAGTCCTTCCATTTCGTCAAGTGCCTTGCACATATCCTCTCCAATAACCGAAGCGTAAAATTCTCTTACTTCTTTATCGTACTCCATGTCAATTCTTGACTGACGGATAATAGCTTCTCCAAGTTTTTCTTTAAATCTTCTTTCTGATTCTTTGAGTATCCAATTGGCATTGTTACCTGAATCAATGTCGTTTTCCATTACCGCAACGGCTCTTTCTCCGCTTTGGTTTGGACTTGCTGCCATAATATCGGGGATACCCAAAGTATCCTTAATCATGTTTAGCGTGTTGGCAATTTGATTCATCCATTCAACCGCTTGTGGCCCGATGCCATTGTCTTCGGGTCTTAATACGTCTGCCTGAAATTTGCCCGTAGCTGCATTGAATTTAGTTGATAGCACTCTAATACCATTCTGTTTGTGAATGTGAATCAAATCAAACATATCGTATTCCTTACCACCAATTTTGATATTTGCAGCAGCACTAACATCTATCGCATATCCTTTTGGCGCAGCAGCAGCAACGGCAACTCTTAGTTTAAGAACGGCAAACATTAAATCGTCAAGTAGACCGATAACTCTTGAAGTAGGGGCTTCACCAAGTATTCTGTCAAACACGTATGAACTTACGGGTGTAAGCCCTTTTTGCATTTGATTTGGCTTCTTTCTCCATCCATAAATCACATCTTGCCCGCTTCCCGAAATAACGTAACTACCCTCATACCAATAGTTAACATGATACTCGTCAACTTCCGCTTTTGGATTGGCTTTGGTAAACTTTTCCTTATTTTTTATTCGGTTGTAGTAAACCTTGTCTTTAATCTTTTGCTCCGAATATGATTTATAGTCAGTACTCAAATATTCAAAATGAAGCACGTAAACGTAAAAATCCATCCACAACCATTGATTGGTTGTCGGGTCTTTTCTTTCCCACATCCACGGGGTTATATTAGCCCCTGAACCCTGAAAAACTTGTTGATCTTTAGCCATAGCCTGAATCTGTTTTTCATCAAGTCCTGCCGCAAGAAGATCATTGAAAATATCTTGAATCTTAACCCTTTCTACGTGTCCGATTGCGGGTGGTTGAGAATCTTCATCCTCATTCCAAAGCATTACGGTAGTGCATGGATCAACGTATTTAAACTTGACTTGCCCCGTAATTCTATCATGATATAGTTTGGCTATTCTAAATCCAAAGTCTATTGCGTCACGGTTAATCTTTGGTCTTTTATCCTTCCATCTACTTGCCCTAAATCCAAGTTCTGCAAGTTTTTCAAGGGCAACTTCCTGACGTGTTTTAAAAAAACCAAGTTTGTCGGCTGTTTCAATCTCGTTCTTGTCATTAACGGTAAATGGAACATACATCTTAGGTAGTCCAAGTTGTTCTGCAAGCGGATTGATTAATTTAGACTTTACGTAGGTTTCAGCCTTGTTTCTTTTCTTTACCGTAACCGTATTTTTATCAAGCGAAACGCAATCTAATTTATAGTCGTTGTCCGACATAATAGAAAGAAGCACGTTGCTTAGTTTCGCCATCGGGCTGAAAATATCGTAACTGATATTGGTAAACGCTTTTCTGTTTTGCCCAAACTGATTGCCAAATGTGTTTAGATTATCTGCACCCGAACCCGTATTGTTTTTTCTGCTGTTTTGACGAAGCGAACTATTGCCTATTGGCGAACCGTTAGTAATGTAGTTTTTGTATTTCTGACTGCTTTGAAGTCCTGCTCCATAAGCACGAATCTCTTGCATTGCGCCCCAATTCCCGTACCCTATAAATGAGAGATTGTTATAGAATTTAGAATATAAAGCCCTTGCTACCGCCCTTCCAAACTTAGGGTCTAACTTTTCCTTTTCGGGTATATTGTCGTCAGGAAATATGCTTGTTGAATATGGTGGTGGTAGAATCAATTGTTTTTGAGAATAAAATCTAAATCAAAGACAAAAATATACAAGTTTTGTTAATTTATACAAAATGCGTAAAAAAATCAGTCAACATCGTAAACATCGAAATCTCCTTCCACCTCAATTGTTTCATTCATGTCTTGGTAAATTTCGGGAACACGGCTTCTAATTGCCCTCAAACACCATCCCGAAGACGCGCATAAATCTCGGTTGGTCAAATCTTCGGGGCCTCGAAACTGCGTCCATTCCTCAATGATTTGGTGAATTTTAATGTAGTTACAGTTGTTGGTAAAGAAGGTCATTACATCTCCGATCATTTCATTTATGGTATCGGCAGAAGCCCAAACCCCTGGCCTTCTTTCTACTTTTCCGTCACTACCCATGTCTCGAAGCAAGTACCCGTCGAACCCGTGTTCTCTGAAATATTCAACTATTCCTTCGGCATCAGGCCATTCGGGATATAGGTATGCGCCGTGAAAAATACAGACTTTTAGCCATTCTTCGTGATATAGGTTTTTATCTTCTACGTCTTTGAGGTAGTACATCGTCCAATCGTTACTTACCCATTCTTCGCGGGGTTTCCAATTGCCATCTACTGAATCAACCATGCTGTCTTGTTTGTAAAACATAGATGCAGACGCTTTAGACTTTTTGCCTCCCGAAGTATTGTATTTATGAAATTTTACAGGGTCGCAACACAAAAAGAATTTATTTCCTACCGAAGCATCAGGGGCATAAATTTTATTTCCTTTCTTTGGTTTAATGTACCCTTCTTCGGGCGAAACAATGGTTCTTCTATTCCTTGCCCATAGCGGAGGAAGGTAACTCATTACCCAATCTCCGTTGGGGTCGTTTTCTACAATTACATCGCCTCCAAATACGCCACCTGCCCATTTAAAATTAATTCGGGTTGTTATAGGTGTTCTAAGAAACTTTAAATCCTTAATCCTGTTTCTCATCTTATTCATCGGAAGCCCTGAATCTTTTGGAGTAGGTGCAAATGCTTCTCTCCATGAAGACGGAAAGTTTTGTTGGTGTTTGGTTAATTTATCCCATTGACCAAGACGCTCAAATGAATCAGCTTTGTTTTGAACCCATGTTTTCGCCCCAATTGATTTATACTTTCCTTCATTAGTCAGCACGGGTTCTTTTGGGTCTTCAATAATTGAGTTCCCGTAAATATCAATAAATCCTTCTACGGCATAATATCCCGCTAAAAAGAAGTTTAGTAGCCCTGAATTAGTTACCCCGTTTTCATTCCTTCTACAAAAGTGTGAATCGTTCGCAAGGTTTAAAAATTGTGACCCACCGCCCGTATCCATGTCACCAACGGTTGAAGGCATTACGCAATAGCCTCTAATGTTATCTCCGCGCTCAATAGCGGGCTTCATTGTGTTGTACCACCAATGGGGTATGTTTTGATCTTTTGCGCTTGCATCGGCTTTCTTTGCAGGTTCATCCCTATACACAAAAGCAATTTCAGCCTCTCCGTCTGCTGCCTTTTCGTTTGAACTAAGCGGGGTAATAAAACAGTCCATTTGTTCGGGAACTACACCTGCCCGTGCAAGGGAAGCCATTGTGCCTTCGTATTGAAAGTCAAGTCCGTTTTTTGATTCAAGTTTACCTCTGTTAAACGGTCTAAAAAAGAAAGGTAGTTTTAATATCGGGGTCTGAATTTGTTTTACAAAAATCTTGTCTATCGCTTGATCTTCGTTCATTGCCTGAATGATAAATGTTTGTTCGGGTACGTTTAATGTTACCCAAGTCCCAAAACAACAGGTAATCGCTGTTTTAGCCACACGTCTTGCAGACACAAAGTTTATTCCGTGACAAGTCCTTTTACCGTCTTCGGTAGGTATTATAAATCCTTTATCTTTCTCAACAAAATAATCGTTATCTTTGAACTTTTCGTCAATCTCTTTTAAATCAAGGTTGGTAAAGTGTTCTTTAACAAGTCCATTCTCTCTGTACACTACCCTTGTTTTAAAGTACATATCAGTTGTTGTGTACCCGTACATAAGTATGTGGAACATGATTCTTTGGTAGTCCCTGTAATCAGGCAGGTTGTCGTTTTTACCAAAGTTTTTGATCTTCCAATAATTTAGAAAGAAGTAGTTTGCCCCGTTAAGGTAAGTTGGTTTTCCGTTAATAAAACACCAATAGCCAACGTATCTGCGTTTGATCTCTCTCTTAATCCACTCAATTTCGCTTTCGTAATGCTTTTGGTTGTATTCAAGTTCCTCATACAAGTGTTCTAACTTGACATCGGTAATGTGCTTGAATTTAGCGGGCTGTGACTGTGACTTTTTTTTAAAAACAGTTTCGCTTATGATTTTTATCTTTTGGGGAATAACCTGCTTTGTAAAAAACTGATCTTTGGGCGCAAGTCCGTAGCCGTCAACAAAGGTCAACGCCTCATCCCTTGTAACTTCTCTTTTGAGTTGTTCGCTGTACCAATCTTCTAATTTGGGTAGTTTTATCTTAATCACATCAAGGTCAGGATCGCCCTGATGAAAAAGAATGTGTTCGTCTTCTTGTAGATACTGATCGTGGTACTTGCTCTTTGTCATAAATTAATTGATTTAGGGGATAATTTCAGGAAACACCTCTTTTTTCTCCCTATACACCCGTGAGTATTCTTCGGGCATAATACCAAGTGTTTCGGC